ACCTGCTGTTTCTAGGTCTGAAGATAGCCCAGCTAAATTAGAGGCTAGTCCTGTTAACCCAGTAGCTGTAGCCATTTCTTGTTGCTGTTCTGCTAGTGCTTGCTGTCGAGCAGATAGACCAGCACGAGCCATAGCTTCCTGACGGGCAGTCTCTTGTGCCAACAGCTCAGGAGATGCACCACCATAAGCAGCAGAGGACAGTCCTAAGCGGCCTTGAGCAAGTAGACGTTCTTCTGTAGCCAGACGCTGACGTTCTTCCTCTGGAGTCTGTGTAGCTCTAATAGCTTCGTAAATATCAGCTTGTCGAGCTTCAGGGGATGTTAACAAACCTTGACCAGCAGCTCCTGCAAGTCCTGCGTACTGAGAACGTAAAGCTTCAATGTCAGCAGGTTGACCAGCTCTTCCTAGCTGCGATTGAGCGCCTCCAAGACCTGCTTGAGTAACACCCTCAAAGCCTGTAGGCTGACCCATCTGACCCAGTGTCTGACCAAACAGTCCACCTACTGCACCACGCTGGGCTGCAATGGAAGGATCAAGAGCGCCTACTTGGCCTAGTTGCTGCTGTGCTTGACCGTAAGCCGCACCACCAATCTGACCAACCCTAGGGTCGTAAGCTCCTCCTAATGTACTAGCGGCTGCTTGTGCGCCTCCTAGTAGCTGATTTTGTAGTCTTTGCTGTGGCTGAGACAAACGTAAGTCAACACCGCCTGCGGCAGTAGTGCCTATGTTAGCTAAGTTAGACGTAACACCAAAAGGTCTGAACTGAGACTGTTCAAAGGCTCTTTGACCTATCTGCTCACCAAGGCCAAAACCTGCTTGACCTGTGGCCATAGCTCCTTCAATGCCCTGTTGCCCTGCGTAGTAACCCGCAGCTGTCTGTAAAGCCCCCTGTAAGTCTCCTGAAAGCAAACCTCCTAAAGCTGCACCACCGTATACCGTAGAACTGCTAGGGCCGCCAGAGCCTATTTGTGGCAGGGTTATAGGAGAAGTTCCAGAGTTTCTTCCTTCTCCGGCTTGTACAGGAGGTGCAAAAGCTGAAGGAGGCGGAGAAGATAGTGTTGTTTTATAATAATCCTCTGCGCCGGGGTTATTATCAAAATAGTTTTTTAACCTGTTTCGGTACCCTGACATAGATGAGCTTCCTGTTCTTGACTGGCCCGTTATAGGATCAATATACTTCCGAATATCGCTGGTCTCCATAGTAGGTTTTACAGGCATGTCGCTAAACGCACTGTTTGCATAGGGGCTTGTATTGAAAAAGCTACTCCCTCCGGCTTGTAAAGGAGGTGCAAAAGCTGTTAAAGAGTGTCCGTAGAGTTGCGACATTAGTAAGACCCTCCAGTAATTGTGTCAGCCGTTAGTGTGCCTGTCACGTTTACGGTAGCGGCTGTTACAGTACCAGTAAATGTAGGATCAGCAGAGTTAGCCTTAGTAGCACTTGCTGTCGCTATGTTATTAAACTCAGCGTCAATCTCTGTACCCCTTACAATTTTCGCAGCATTGCCTGAAGGGAGAGAATCCTTTGTAGCAAAGTTAGTTGTCTTAGTGTAATTAGACATTTAGATAAGTCTCCCTAGTAGAGCGTGTATGTCGATTTTTTGAATTGAAAAAGCAGCACCGTTGACTTCTGCTTCTATGCCAATGGTTACTACCTCACCACTACCGCTGGTGTTAACCTTTGGTGTATTGATGAGAATAGAAGAGGTGTACTCGCCTGTGGTGTTGTATTCGGTTAAGCCATACTCAGCTATGTTGCTAGAGGCAAATGTAAAAGCTTGCTTAGTGTAGTTAGCTGTGTAGTCATAACCCCAGTTTAAAGTAGTAGGTGTGTTCTGACCACCAATGATAGTCAAGTTAAACTTCTTTAGGAACTTTAGGTTAGATGTGTTACCAAAGTCCATAGGATTACTGAAGTAGCGCATCTCGTACTTGTTAGTACCATCCATATAGCCTTTGTACTTAACAATGCCTGAAGAGATGCCTATGTATATCTCACCATCTTCTAGTACAGCAAAGGACAGAGGATACATACCTGACCACGTAGTAGCTCTGTGTGAACCATCCTCTAACGCTCTACGCATGTCAAAGCAGTACACAGTGTTGCTGTCAGGTAGTGTTAACAGGTAGAAGGCTTCTTCAGAGCTGTACAGTGACTTGATAGCGTTAGTCTGTAAAGGGATCAAAGACAACAAGTCTGTGCGTACGTTCTTGCTAATGTCTCGCATAGGCATGGACTTCTCTTGTATAGTCCTGCCAAAGCTACGTACACCTGTCTCAGACAAGAACAATATGTCAGTGCCTGTGTGCTGTACTGAGTCACGAGCTATGCAACCAACGCCTTCTATGGTGTCTGTAAGCGTCATAGTAGCAGGAGAAGAGGCTCCTGAGTACACCAGTATAGATTTCTTGCCAAAGATGATTAGGAAGCCATTATGGGCCGCTAGAGCCGTTATCTCGTCAAAGCCTGTAGGCCATACAGTAGTTACATTTAGCGAGCCTGACGTACCACCTGTCCAATGATGTCCGTTAAGTGTATCAGACCAGTAGACAGTATGCTTGTTACCTGTAATGTCTGCTGCCCAAAGACGACCGTAGGCTGCTAAGACTTCGTTAGCCTCTGGTGGTGTACCTGTTGCGTGAGAGTGTGCTGAATGTTCTTCCAGTACAAACGAACCATCTTGGTCTGTACCTAGCACGTACTCGTGGTCTCTTTGGAATAAGTAGACATGGTCGTTTAAAGTAACAGCTTTCCAGTTATTAGCTGTAGGCGTGTACCCAGTAGGCGTAGCGTCTGTTAACGTGGTAGTTCCTGTAAAGATTTTATTGTTACCTGCTGACAGTACAACCTTATCGCCAGAGTTATCAATAAACTCGTACATGGTTTCTATACCACGGCTACTGCCTAACACAGAAGCACCGTTAGTAGAGACCTCTTCCCAGCCCTTACGCGCACCAATACGACCTAGCTTGTCAATAACACAGTTGTCTGCAACAGCAGCAAACGAAGGATCAACACCTATTGGTGAGTCCTGTGTGTTTAGACCAGCAAAGCCCGGAGCAGCTACTGTAATGTTCTGTAGTTGTTGTGCCATTAAGAATACCAGATAGTTTCTTCAGGGTGTTGTGACGCATCAATAGCAATAGCGTCAGCCAGTGTTCTGTCAGCAAGCCCAAACAACTCCGCTGAACTTGTACCACCAGTCTCTCCACGCTCTCTAGCGCCTAGTGCTGTAGCCAGTTGCACAACAGGTGATGAGGGCACTGCCATAGACTCTGTATCTTCTGTGAAGTCTGCTGTACGTAGTACCACGTTAAACCTTAATTGATACACACCGTCAGGCTTGGGATAGATGTCTACAGCGTTGTCACCAGCAGCGTTAACACCGTTGAAGCTGTAGAACTGTGGAGACCCTAGAGGAGGTGTCTCAATCAAGAAAGCGTTGTCCATCCAGCGAGAAGGGCGGTACTGCATAAAGAAGTCTGAGGTGTCGTTGATAACGTCTAACAGCTTCATCCTGTTCTGTGAGCCAGTCAACACATAGTTAAAGGTTGTAACGTCTGTGGTTACAGTCAGTGTAGTACGCAGAGCTGTCCAGTCATAAGCATCTTCTACGGAGCGTTTAGCGTCATTAACAAACTCTCCAATAAGTTTAGAGTAGCTGTTCTGAGAGACTGATGTTACTTCATCTTCTCTGAGTCTACGCAACACGCTGTTGACTAATTGTAAGTATGTCATTATTAAAATCTTCCTGTTTGTGCAAAGCTGGACTCAAAAGGTGACGTTAAGAAATCTTCAATGTCTATCAGTGCATCCGTGTCAGTAATGCCTATTTCTGTTTTAAATTTAAATAGTTCGTTGTCAAATATTTTGTTAGTGGTAGCTGTGGCTGGTTGAGGCATTAAAGCTAAACCTCCTAAAACGCCCCCTAAATCTGGAAGACCGAGACCTATATCAGGAAGTCCAATGTCAGGAAGTCCGATATCAGGAAACTCTATGTCATCTACAAAGTTATCTAAAGGATTAACCGCGTCTCTTACAAAGTCTTCAATACCGGGCACTACTTCTCTTATTGCTGTATCTAAAGCAGAGAGCGCTTCTCCGGCAGGCTGTACAAACGTATCGTCTGCTTCTTTAAGTATTGTACGAGCAGGTTGTATAATAACATCATCTACAGCACTACCTACAGGTCTAACAACGTCTTCTGTAGCACTGCCCACGGTTCTGGCAACGTCTTCTGTAGTGCTTCCTACGGTTCTAACAATGTCCTCAACTTGCCTGCCTGCTGCTTTAAGCTCTTCAGGTACTTTAATTTGACCTACAGCGTTTTCCACAAAATCAACAATAGCTGTACCAGCTGCTCCAATAGGACGCACGACAGCTCTTATAACGTCTTCAACAATCCCTAAGTCTATGTTAGGAGTATCTGGGAGGTCTACCCCTAGCGAGCCACCTTCTATAATGTATTTACCTAATCCGGAAAGTAAAGCATCGTCTAAGTCAGCGCCTCCAGCTAATTCAGTTACCGCCTTACCAATACCTGCTTGGAAGTCATCATACTGTATACCTGCGCCTGTAATAACATCTTCAGTTAAACCTACTGAAGCTAAACTGCTGTTAATCAAGGGCTGACCTACTAATGCTAAAGCGGCTCCTTCAGCATTACCTGCTGCGGCAGCTTTTACTACAGCTTGTGTTTGAGCGTAAGTAGTGCCAAACAAACCATTACCTGTTGTAGGCAGTGCTGGCCCAGCTTGGCCTGTTGGTAAAGCACCTGATGAAGGAGGTGTAATAGCGCCAGCTACTTCTAATCCTGTTAGAGCTGCTGTTGCTATTTCCAGAGGAGATACATCTTCACCTGCTGCAACTTTAACGCCTGTCATAACAGCGTTAGCTACAGGATTAAGTGCGCCTAGTATTTGCATTGGCGGTGTGTTTAGTATGCCAGCTACTGTACTAGGGCTTTCAATCCACTCCGCTGAGTAAGTACCTACAGGGCCAGAGGCTTCATACCTACCGCCGCTTCCTTGATGTTCTTCACCAGCCACACGAGCAATAGAGGTCTGTGTACCTGTGTTTAAAAATACTTTAGTTCCATCTTCTTTTTCTATGAAAGCAGGAATCTCATTCTCTTCAACGTATTGAACAAGGTTGTCGTCTACTTTTTCTTCAAAGTAATCGTCAAGAGCGCCTAATGGGTTTTGTGTTATACGGCTTATGTCTACTGATTTGTCAAGACCACTGTAGTCACCTGACTCAGCCGCCATGTCTGCTAATGCTCTGCTTTGACCTTGTTGTTGACTAAAGAAATCACCAAGCCCTACAATAGCTTCTTCTGGAGTTTCTTTTTTTACAGGTGCTGCTAGACTAGGAGCAATAGCTTTAACAGGAGATTTAGCTACAGGAGCTGTAGATACAAGAGGT